GAAAGAATGTTTTTGTTTGTTTGGGTAGCAGTAGTAATAGTCTTAGCAAGTTCTATATACGCATCGTCTGAAGGATGTGATAGTAGCACTAACGCTAACTGCATAGAAACAAATAGTAACACAACATCTACAGTAGACAGTAACTTAACTTCTACTACTACAGTTAAGTCACCACCAGCTTCTGCAATGTCACCAAGTATCAGTGCATCTAACTCTGATCTGTGTACAGTGGGTGTCAGTGGTGCGGTGCAGACTCAGATACTAGGTATCTCTGCAGGTAAAACTGTACGTGATATGAATTGTGAAAGATTAAAGAATGCTAAAGTTTTGTATGACATGGGTATGAAGGTTGCCGCTGTATCAGTAATGTGTCAGGATAAAAGAATTTTTGTTAGCATGCTTAATGCTGGAACTCCCTGTCCGTTCGATGGACTTGTAGGTACACCAGCTAAAGAAGCATGGAAGAATAACCCTCAGCTAGTACCCGGTGCTAAGTCTGGAAAGAATAAGGAGTGGTCAGATGATGATAAGAATACTGCCAAAGGCGCTGCTGGTATCGGTGGTTTGCTTGCACTCCTCTTACTGCTTATCTGAGGTAATATATGGAAGGACTGATAATGTAACTACAAGAGGTTACATCTGGGCTATGACTAAAGTATTACCAGCTGAAACAGGATTAAAAGTACAAGGGGTATACCATAAATACACAATTACTAAAGAGGCAGATACAAATGCAACAGTCTCTATAGTAAACAAGAATGCAAATAGTACAGGTAACATATACGAGAATCACGACAACTGGGATAAAATACCCGGTAATACTAAGATAGGCTTTGATACTGTAACACCTTCTTTAGGTACGTTATGGGGAGATGGAAGTATATCTGTTGATGGTGATGGAACATTGAGTGATGTTATAATTGCTTATAACTATAAATATGATACGTGTAATATACCTTTAACTGATTCTTCTTGTCCGGGATATGAAGACGCTTTAATGAAGTATCTACTTGATAATGGATTAATTAATGGTGAAGCAGATATAAATGATCCTTACTATGATGAGTGGGTTCAGTTTCAGTTAGAACGTAAGACTGATATGGAAAAAGAAGAAGAAGATAAACAAGAAAAGAAAGATAAAAAAGAAGATAAGGAATCACAAATTGAGACTGCTTTATCTGTTGCAGGTGCTGCTATAAAGATGGTAGACCCAACTCGTCAGATGATGATGATGGTTCAAATGGCTTCAGCAGGGACTCTAGATTTATACTACGGTGCTACTATAGAAGGTGGTACTTATAACGAAACAATAAAATTGACAGACGGTATTATTATAGATAACTTTAAAGCTTTAAGAAACTTAGCTCAAGATGAAACTCATAATAAAATGGTACGTTCTCAATACGATAACTAAACGGAGATAACATGGATATTAAAACAATAACAACGTTAGCGTTCTTAATGCCAGCAAGTGCTGCGCTAGCAGTGGACTCACCTATTGGTGGAACCGTAGCACCTAAGTGCAGCGTATGGACAGAAACTTCTGGTGTCTACGGACATCCACTCCCGTACAAACTATCAACTCTACCAGCTGATGGTGGAGTTAAAGCATCTATTCGAGTAGATGTTGCACAAGCTGATTATTATAAAACTCGCTTTACGCATCCTGCTAGTTTCTCATCTAGTCCTACATTGACTGATGCAGTAGCATGGACAGGCAGCACAGTGGTAGGTCAGGTATCTGTAGCAGGAATGTCAGCATATGAAGCTGCAAAGGTTACATATAATAATGTAACAGAGTTTAACATGACACTTGCAGGTAGTACATGGTTTACTGTATCTTCTACTGCTAGTTATGGTAGTACTAAGTCACTACCAGCAGGTAACTATACGGCTATAATAAAAGCAGAATGTATAGCAAAATAATTTTAACCCTATGTTTTATGTGTATAAGCTTAAGTAGCTATGCACACGAAATGACTCCAGCTTACTTTAAGTTAAAACCTTCATACATAGAAGATGTATTGGTTACTTCTATGAAGTTGTTTAATAGACGAGATGATGTAAAGTATTATGACATTGAAGTATTTACATTTGATTGGAAACCAATTCCATTCGCTTCAGAATATAAAACAATAAATATAGGATATAATAAATCAAAACTATTTGATGTATACATTAGAAATAATGATATAGATAAAGTAGTTTATATATGTACACAATCAAAACTATTTAAAAGGACAAATCAAATTACATTAATAACTTCGAGGATTTGTTCAAAGATAAAGGACAGGTAAATGAAAATATATTTAATACTTTTGTTAGCCACCATTATTTCTAGTTGTAGTTATACTACGACATACGCAGACTCAACATCTAATTCTTTGAGTTTGTCTATACCTAATTCCAGTACAAGCTTTCAAGCAGATAAGTTTAGAGCAGGAGAGTTAGACTGTAGCAATGCTATAGGCTCCGCAACAAACATAGAGTTTGGAGTGACTGGGATTATTCAAGGTGGAATTAGTGGTGGACGACAACAAGTTGGCGATATTGGAGTGTACTCTAAAATAACTATTCCTCTTGGAAAGAGGGCAAAGTCTAGGATTGATTGTAATCGTTTGTATGAACTTGAGTTAAAAATTAAAGAACTAGAAGTAATGAAGCTTCAACAAGAGATAAACCAATTAAGAAGTTTAGCATTTGAAAACTAGGAGGGTAATATGGCAGAGGTAGAGATTGGCGGTGCAAAGATAACTGGTGGTAAACTATTCTGGATTATTCCTTTATTAGGAACACTAGGATCAGGGGCATGGGGTGGTTTTGAAGTGTATAAAGATTATATGGACACTAAGGAAATCATTAACGAAATAGATGTTAATGTAATTGCATCTCAAAATAAGTTAGTATTAACTAAACTAGAGGCTGCAATAGACTACACAAGAGATATAAAAAACGATCTTCGTGAGGATATTATAAAGATTGAAGGGTATGTAGACAAGATAGATACTAAGGTATCAAACTCTGAAGATAGAATTAAAGCTACAAAGGTTTTAATAGATTCATCTTTAGAAACTATGTTAGCTGCAATGAACGAATTACAAAAAGATATTACTTCTTCTATAAGAGAAGTAGAGTCTATAAATCGTGCAACTGAAAAGGATGTACGTAATACTATGAGAGAGACAGAGAATCGAATTGATGAAAGTATGAGGAAACTAGAAGAGAAGCTGACTGAAAGGTTACAAGAAGCTTTAGACAATCCTCTCTCAGATTAAGAGTTTCCGCAATGTCCTCACGGCTCCGGTGGTAGTCAGCGGATAGACCACCACATAACTAGTTAGATTGTTAGAACCAGGAGGGTTACTATGTCAAGATATATTCAAGAGGCTGTTAAGCCAGAAAAGAAACCTAAAAAAGAAAAAGAAAGAGAAATGCCTAAGATAGGTAAGTATTCTGTAGAGGATTTACAACCTGAGAAAACAACTACTTGGTCGAGAGGATCTGTAAATGGCTAGCATAGGATACAAAGAAAAAGTAACTGATGATCAGCTACATAACTTAATAGAATCAGGAATTGAAAATTCAACTGGTGATTGGCTTAATTCGTCTGACCTTTCTGAAGAAAGACAGAGAGCAACATACGAATTTGCAGGTGTCCCAGATTTTCATCTAGCTCCACAAGGAGTATCAACAATAGTTGACACATCGACAACAGAGGTTGTTGAAGCTTACACAGCTATTTTGTCAGATTTATTTCTATCTAACGGTAAGTTAGCTAGGTTTATTCCTATGGATGATAATGCTACAGCATTTAAAAATGCGCATAACGCAAGTCTTATTACTAACTATGCAATCTTTAAACAAAATAGAGGTTGGGAGTTAATTCAAACTTGGTTTAAGTCTGCGCTACTGTGGAAGAACGGAGTAGTTCGATGGGATTACATTGAAGACTTCCATTACAAGATAGAAGAATACGATGAGATAGGTCAAGAAAAACTTGATATGCTTCTTGCAGATGATAATGTAGAAATTATTGGAGAGCTAGAGTTTAAAAACAAAATGGGTGAAATTAATACCCCAATGAATATGGATGCAGGCTATGGAACTGGAGATGCTTCTTTAGTATATGTTAACGTTCGTATTCGTAGAAAGAATAATAAGTCTAGAGTTAAGATTCAGAACGTACCACCAGAAGCATTTAGAATATCCCGCGATGCGGAGTGTATTGAAAGTGCTAGTTTTGTGGGCGTACAATCTGAAATGACCCGCTCTGAAATGAGAAAGTATTGGCCTGATATAGCTGATAACTTAACTGAAGAAGAATGGTCTGAACTTAATAACGATGAGACATGGCTTGGCGGCACCTCTTACACTGAAGAAGCTTCAGCTAGAAAGATGGTCACAGGTCAAGAATATTGGAAGGGGTCTGCAGCAGGCGGAGGCGCAGAGCTTCTTGAAGCAAGTAGACCTGTAACAGTAACAGAGTGTTGGATACACGTAGACCGAGACGGCGATGGTATAGCAGAGCTAAAACACGTCATCATAGCAGGTAAACATATTTTATTTGAAGATGATGTAGACTTAGTACCGCTTGCATCTATTACACCTATAGATATCCCACATGAGTTTTATGGTTTGTCCATGGCAGACTTTACTCGAAGCGCAACACTTGCATCAACAGCTATATTAAGAGGATTTGTTGAGAATACATACTTAACTAATTACTCTCCTAAGCTAGCAGATCCAAATGTTGTGGACTTCTC